TTTTTCCTGATGTTGATTTAGATATAATAGTCGTTTGAATAGACTTGATACCCATTGTTGAAAATTTAGAAGTAGATATTGGAAAAGCACCTGACATTAAATTATATCCCTTTCTCCTCTTTCATTAACAGCACTATTAATTAATTGAGTTATAGTTCCTCTTGATCTTACTAATAAATCATCAAAGCCAGAAGCATCAACAGTATTAATATTAAATGTTACATTAACTGCTTTTCCATCTGTGCCTCTAGCGGCTTGTGTAATTTGTCCTGTTTGATTTGGTATAAACATTTCAGCACCTTTTTCGCCAACCATATATGGCTTACCTTTTTGAACTGCACCACCAGATGCTCTAAATATATTAGTAAATCCTGATAAAAAACCAAATGGACTTGTAAAAGAACTTAAAAAAGAAGCTTTTTGTAAGGCAACTTGTTTTTCTTTTTCTTTTGTAATTAATTTTTCGATTGTATATTCTACTGATTTTCTTGCTAAATAATCTATCAATGCACTTAATAGTTTAACAGCAAATTCTTGTCTTAATCTTTTCATCGCATCTGCTAAATTTTCTCCAAGTACAACAGCTCTAGCAAAAGCATCAGAAAATTTTGTAATAGCTTGACTTAATCCTGTTGCAATCAAAGCACCAATATTTTTAAATTTATCTTCCATTTCTTTTACTTTAGTTTTATTAATATTTTCTAATTCAACACCAAATAATTTTATTTGCATTTTTAGTTTATCAATTAAAGTAGCTTCAGGAATAATTTTTGAAATAGTCATTCCCTCATGTGGTTTTGGAAAATCTGTAAATTTAGGTTTTTCCAATAAACCTATTTCTCTTAATTTTTCGATAATTTTATCTAATTGTGATATTAATAAAGCCGCACCACCAATAATCATATTTGCTTTTGTTGCCGCATTAAATCCTCTCATCGCAACTGCGGCGGCTGTTATTGCTGTTGTTAAATTATAAAAAAATCTAACTAATTTAAAAGCAATTAATATTTTAAATGCTTCTATTATTAAATCCATATTTTCTTTTAAAAATTTTACTGTTTTTGCAGTCGCTTGTATTGCGGCACTTAATCCTGTGCCAATCATATTTCCAAATTCTGCTATTTCATTTCTATTTGCTTCTACTGTTGATTTTAAATCTCCTAGATTTTTCTTTAAAGCACCAAAAAAACCTTGTGCTACTTCAGTTTGAAAAATAAAAAAAGCATCTTTTAAGTTTGATATAGTTCCAAATAAAGTTTGTGATAAATCATTTAATAGTCTTCCATATTCTCCCCCTGTTCCAAATGCTTTTTTCAAACCTTGTATTGATCCATCTACACTAACTTGAACACCCTCTTTAAATCCAGCCATAGCCCTAACGCCTCTTTCTCTAAAGAGTTCTGCACTTCCTATACCAGCACTAAATGATCTTTGTATTTGTAAAGCCGCTAAAGCAAAATCTCCACCTAAAACTGTTGCTGTGTTTCCTGTTATTTTTAATAATTCTTCAAAAGATACTCCATTTTCTTCTGCTCTTTTTCTAACAGTTGCTAAAGCAGTAATTCCTTGTTGAATATTTTTTAATTCAAAAGGAGTACCAGCCGCAAAATCTGTTACAGCTTTTAAAGCTTTTTTACCCTCTTTAGCTGATCCAAATAATGCTTTTAATTGTACTTCAAGATTTTCTATTTGTATTCCAGCATCTACAAATCCTTTAATAACAACACTTGCACCAAGTCCTATAAATGCATTTTTTAAATTAAAAATTGATTGTCTAACTCTTTGTAAATTTCCCTGTAGTTTATTTAGAGCTTCTTTAGATTTATCTCTTGCTACTATATCTATATTTAATCTTTGTGCCATTATATATTATATTTCCTTGCTTCTGATAACTTCTTTTGATTATTATACTGATCTGACTCTTTTTTCAAGTAAGCTAACCAAAGATTATAATGGCTAACAGGCATTTCTAGAACTTCTTGGATAGTTTTATGTAATCTATCTGCTACTATTAAAAGCGACCTTGTATCTGGGTCGCTAGTTACTTTTTTTCGGCTTCCTCGAAAGAAATATCTGATAAAATTTTATTAGCAATATTAGCAATAATATTAGAATCAGCTTTTTTTCTTAATGCAAATTTATCTTCTGGCTTAAAAGCTTTAACTAAATTATCTTTATCATCTTTAACTTGAAGTTTCATTATAAGTAAATCTACAAGTACAGTTAAATCTTGAAAATTATCTGATTTCTTAAAGATAATATTTTTTTCTTCAAGGGTTAGTGGTTCACAATAAAAGATAGATGGATTCCCATGCTCATCTTTCCATTCAGGAACTTCAATAGTAATAGTTTGAAGTGTCTCAAAGTGAGTTTTAACTCTATCTATAACTGACATAAATTAATTATACAGTACTCTTAGTTAATGCCCCTGTGCCTTGAAAAGTTACACTTCTTGATACTACTGCGTCCATAGCATTGTTGATAGACATTCCTGTAACAATTCCTGTTCCTGAGAAAGATTGATCTCCTGTGTCATTACCCTCTGGTAATAATACAAATGAGATTGAACTTCCAGCAGTTAAAGTTTCTTGCTGTGCATCAGTTTCGTCATAGTTCATTTCTAAAGTACCAGAAAAAGATGTTCTTCCAGCTAAAAATGTTTTTGCAGAATCTGATAATTGAGTGTCCTCTACAACATCGCCTGTAGTCTCAATAGTAAATGATGTTAGTTCTCCGACAGCAGTTCCGCCAGCAGTAACAACACCCTCTTTTCCATGATGAGTCGCCATGTTTATTCTCCTTTATCTTCTTTTGGTTTGTATGTTTGTTTTGGTTTTACTTTAGGTTTATCTTCGTCCTGTTTCCAACCGAGCTTTAGAAAATTATCAAGTTGGTCTTGATTGATAATTACTTCATGTCCGTTCTTGTATAATTTAATATCTTTAGCCATAATGTCTTTTACTACTTATCTTCTTCTTCGTCAATCTCATCTTCGTCAAAGTTTTCTTCATCAAAGTTTTCTTCTTCTTCCCAAGATGGATCTTCTCCCTCACTATCTCTTAAATCTGCTGTTAAATCCTTTACTTCTTCACAAAGTATAGAAGCTTTGTCATGTAATTTTTCTATTTGGTCAATTTTCTTTTCTATTTTATCTATGATTTTATCATTCATCTTTAATCTCCTTATGGTGTTCCTGAATCAAATTCATACATACATCTAATAGTCATTCGTATCCCACCAACAGGAAATAAGCTACCCTCATCTGTTTCAACCGAAATAACTTCTGTATCTAATGCGTTTGATGATCTTGTAATATCAGATTCTAATGCTGTTTCAATAGCTGTGATAAGCTCATTTCTTGCAGTATCTATGTTAGATTCCGCACCTTTAACAAAACCTAATATTACAAAATCAATAGTGCCTATTCTTCTCTTTGCACCACTACCTAACTCAGAGTCTTCTCTGCTTTCTTCTGAAGTTTGAACTATTATAGCTGGATATTGTTGTTCAGATAATTCATCTAATAAAAAAGGTTGTCTAGTTACCTTTTTAACTGCTGGGCTTGTTATTGCCGCTAAAACTGTTTGTATATTTGAAGCTATATTTTCTCTTACACTCATATTCTCATATTCCTAATTTCTTTTTCTATAAACTTATTAAATGTTTTCTGTATAATATTTTCTGTTCGTTTATTAAAGCCAAAAAATTCTCTTTTTGGTTCTCCAAGAACTTGATTAAATAAAGCTTTATCTCTTTCTTCTGCTCTAGTAAAACCCATAGTTATTTTATGTTTTCCTGTTTTTTTAATCATATCAGGAGTTAATGCACCTAACATTCTTCCTGTATAAAATAAATCTACTTTAGTTGGTTTTCCCTCTCTTTGTAATTGTTTTAAATAACCTTGTGAGTATGGTGCAAAAGGTCTATCTCTAAAATCAATACCTCTTTGAGTTTTAGTTCTAATTCTATCTAATAATTGAAAGCCAGCTTGTTTAACTCCTTTATCAATTAATCTTGGTAATCTTGATTGTAATTTTTTATATTTTTTAGATAGTTGTTTTTCGTTAGATTTAATCTTTAAATTAACAGCCATTATCTAGTCAATCTTCTATATCCATGTAGTGGCTCTCTTTCGTTGCTTACAATAGTTCCATCAGCGTCAGTATCATATTCAACACCATCTTCTAAAACCATTCGCCATTCTTTGTTATACTCGGACATATAATATTCTGCCATTCTTTCAAATCTATCTTTTTCCGTTTCTGGTCTAAATTTTGTTAATGCTGGTAATAAGAATCTTCCAAGAAATAAATAAACACCAGCTCTTTCAAACTGATCTAAATTAACTTTAGTATTTACCATTTCAGCAGTATTTAAAACTGTAATATCTGTAAATATATTTTGCTTATATACAGGCCACCATTCTGTTCTTAACTGTCTTAAAATATCATTAGTAGTTTGTGCAAAGAAATTAACTGCTTCTGTATCTCCAGCCGCAATTCCAAAACCAAATGCGTCAGGTTGATATTTAGTTACATCAGCAGAAGTGATTACATCTGACCCTGTATAGTTTGCCATAACTTACTTCCAAATTAACCAAGCAATTAAAATAACTATTGGTATAGAGTACATTGGATTGTTTTTAGCTTTAACCCAAAGCCACTTTGACCATTTTCTAGCTTTCATCATTATTAATTGATTCATCTTTTTTCTTCCTTGTTTTTCTTTTTTTAGGTTTTAATTCTACAACCTTTTCTTCTTTTACATTATTTTCTACAGGTTTGTAACCTTTAAAATCCCAAACTTTTTTATTGTTTTCATAATCAATATAATTTCTCTCTATAATTTTGTTACCTTTTTGAAGTTTAATCTTTGCAGTATTTTCTAATTTTATTTTTACCATAATTTCTCCTAATTAATCCTGTGGGCTATTTCTAGCCCACAAGAAATCAATCATTATTGAATTGATGAGTCGTGATGTAACTCTACTCCGTATGAATCATGGATTTCTCCAACACCATACACAGAAGTTGCAACGATTTCATCTGCTCTTAGAGATGCGTCTCTTTGAGTTTCAATTTTTAGACCTTGCATTTCTGCTAATGCAATAGCGTCTCTGTGGAACGCACCGCCTTTGTAATCTCCAGCAGTACCTGTATTAGACATATTTGAAGTTTCAAATACTCTAATTCCAGCAAGAGAACCAACAAAGCCACTTCTCATAGCTTCGTTTTGTAGATCGCCAGCATTTGGATTTGCAAAAGTGTTAGTTAAATTAGCTTTTAAGTCGTAAGCTATTTTAGGGTGTAACACAACTGCTGAATCGTTTAGGTTTAATGCCGCCGCTCTTAAAGTTGATGCCGCATTAAATACTGCCGCCGCAGTAATTGCAGTAGTTCCGTCTCCAACCGCAGTTGAGAAACCATCGAATAATGCAATTAAGTCTTGGTCTTGTTTTTTAGCTATACCCTCTCCAAATAATCTACCAATGTCAGCCGCAACATTTCTTGGTGCTGAGTTTCTAGCTAAATCAGTTAGTGTAGTCATAACACCAACTTCTGAAGCTGTGATAGTTACTGAAGATGGATCAATAGCTGTGTTTGAAAGATCAGTTGCTTCTGAAACTGCCGCCGCAGATACAGCCGCATAAATTGGTACTTCTACCGCTTTACCGCCGCCTGTGATAGCGTAATTTCTAACAAGATTTCTCATGATAGATTGTTCAGTTGCAACGAATTGAGCTTCCGCCACTATCTCTGTGTATAGTTCCGATAGCGTAGAACTTGTGCTTTCGTTTGCCATTTTATTTATCTCCGTTTAAATTTATTTATTTAAGTTTATTTCTATCGCACCTGAGTCTCGCTTCTTACGATATTCTGCGTATTTGTTTCGATCCTCTGGTTTTGATAAATCTAAGTCCTGAATGTTGAAAGGTTTTACAGTTTTACCCTCGATAGCACTCTGGCTTCCTGAACCAGACAGAGACCCTTTTCGGAAATGTGGGTTACTATCTAAAAACTCTTTAACTTTTTCTTCAATCGTTAAAAGTTCGCCTTTTGGGTTATATCGTACATTAGAATTATTATCAAGTATTTCTACTCTATTATCATCTGTAAGTCGTACCTGATCTTTTAACAATGAAACAACCTGACTTGGAGATACTGCATTATTTTGTGATGCAACAGATAGAATTGAATTATCAATTCTTTCTTTTTTAATCTCGTTTTTAAATCTATTTATTTCTTGATCCTTTTCTGCAATTCTTTCTTGCATAAGTTTTTCAAGGTCAGCTTTTGTTTTAGCTTCTTGGATTTGTTTTTCTTTCAAAGCTTCTTCTTCTTTCTTTTTCATTTCTTCAAACATTCTTTGCTGTTTTTTCTTTTCAGCATCTAATCTTTGTTGAACAATGTTATTTACTTGATCTTGATTAAAAAGCGCTTCTTTTGCTTTTTCTACTTCTACTGTTTCAGGTGCAGTTGTAGACTCTGCTTGTTGATTTTGAGGTTCAACAACCTTATTTTCTTCTGACATTTTTTCTCCTATATTATTAGTTCGCCTTGTTCGTCATACCAATCAGGATTGACGTAAGACCATTGATGACGGCAATTATAACCACCTCGAACTACTAAAGGATTACCAGATTTTTTTCCTGTCCAACTTCTGCTAGTCCAAAGCTCCTTGACTTCATCAACTGTAAAAAGTCCACCTTTTCTCTTATCATATACTCCATTAATTACATTTCTGCAATGGTCTCTAGTAGTAGGAATAACATCGCCATAGTATTTAACATAGACTAAACCAGCATCATTAGCTTTATTGAAATTTAAGGTTGCATCGAAATCCCTTAAAGAATCATTTAATATTTGGCCAGCATATCTTTTCATATTTTCGCCAGCTCTATCTCTTGCAAATTTAGATTGTAAAGATTGAACAGCTTTATCTACCTCTATTTTCTTTGATTTTTTAAACTTATTATTATTGATATAATTAATTAATTTTTGAGCTTCCTTATCATCTGAACTAGCATAAATACCATTTATACTTTGTCTTAATTCTTTTTCTAATTCAGTAAATGTATTTCCAACTAATGTATTTTGATAAACTTGTTCAGATAGTCGTCTTGTAAATGTATTTGATACATCTTTAAACTGAGTAAAATATTGTTGTTTTAAACTTTGTACTAAAGCTAAATCTCCTTTA